TTGGTGAATCAGGCTCGGTATAAAGGGAGTTGTTTTCTGTCATAACAGCACATTAGCACAACATCAGATGAGCGGTGCAACTAGGCTGTAAAACGTTTATTTAATTTTTATACAACGCCTTGAACAGCGAACGTAAGGGCAAACGTTGCTGGAGCACCAGATGATGAGTCACCGTCTGGCTCGGTCATTCCGACAAGCAAGCAATTTGAGTAGGTACGGTCAAGACCCTGAACGACAATGTCGCAGTCATACGTTGTGACGGTGATGTCGTAGTACACGCGTCCAATGAGTGGTCTCAGTGTCTTAATCTTGGCCGCGATACCGCTACCGGTGTCTGAAGCAACTCTGTCGTCATCGTAGTGAGCGGTAAGTGTGATGTCACCAATCTCTGCTGGTGCGCAAAGTACTTCAGGGAACTTTGCTCCACCTGGGTAGATTTTTTCAACGGACGCTGTAATTTCGCCACCTGAAACCTGCGCAAATCTAAACCCTGTCCATTTTGGCGAAGTTGCGCCGATTGGACTGATTTCTGCGAGGATTTGCCTCTGTGATACTTTAGCCATCGCTTACTCCTGACTAGACTGTAACAGTTGATGTTAGATTTGATTTGACAATTGTAACTTCAATCTTGTCACCGATTGGCGAAACCCGGATGCCGAGTTGCGCTTTCACTGTTCCTCCTGCAAGTTGTGCAGTCGTATTGATTGAAGTATCGCACTTGACCGAGTAACCAGGGTCAATAAGTTTTCCGTTGGCATCGTATGCTTCATACAAAGCACCTACTGCCTTCATTCTTTCGCAAATTCCGGTCAGTCTGCCCTCAATTGAAGAGAACAAACCGCCACGACCATCAACAACAGCGAAGATTAGGTCTTCCATTGAAGCGTTAGCCTCGGAGACAACGCTGTTGACTGTGTCTTGAGTTGTGATGAATCTGAAATTTTCTGTGTCCAGTGAAAGTGAACGTGCTCCATAGATTCTCACCGTGTTAGCAATGATTCTAATTGCGTTTACATAGTCAGCATCAAGCGAGTCTCCAAGAGTCTTATTGACATCAACTTCAACTCCGGTAACGAAACGAGCAGCAGAGATGAGACCAGCGTATGGCTGATGAGGGCCAGTCTGGTTGTGTGCAAGTGCACGCTTTCCAGCAGCGTAACCATCGGGTGGAATCAATCTTGATACACCAGCAACGTCCGTTGGAACGTATACCCACGGGTAGTAGAGAGCGGCATGCTCGGAACCAGTTTCGGCAGAGAGGGACGCTGCTGCTGCAGTAATTCCTGTTGCTGCTTCAGCAAGGTGGCAGAGTGCAATTCTGTTATATGTGTTTGCATGAGTAATGAGGTCCGCGTTGATTGCATGTGTTTCTGGGCAAGAAACTGCACCAGGACCAAAAGAATCGTTGAACAACTCAAGAGCATCAGCAAATGCTGTGAACGAAGTGTCAACTGTGTTGTCTGTTCTGTCGTCGGCACCGTCAGTAAATGTTCCGGCACCAAATGCTGTTGCTGCACTTGCTTCTGGCATTCCGTCTGTCAACTTTACAGCCGCCATGTACTTTGAAGCAATAGGGCTGCTGTTGATTGCATTAACAAGAGCAGCGGTTGTCGTCTTGAGTCCTGTTGCGTAAACAAGTTCGTCGTTGTAATACAACTTAATGTTCTTGCTTGAGGAACTAGCAACGACTTCAATGTCCATGTCATGTGCCCAGTCGCCAGGGCCATTTGCCGTAAGTCGGATACAGTTGGCACCACCAACGCCGCCTACGTTAAGAAGTACTTGTGCTGAAGTTGCAGCAGGCCCTACGACTCTTGCGATATAGCACTGTGTGCCGCCTTCTTCAAAGAAGGTCTGAACGGTCGGGTGAAGGTATGCATATGTTACATAACCACCAAATGTTTCTTCAAACTCTGCAAGGCTTGTTACGAGAACTGCCTCATCAGCAGGACCGCGTTCAGCAAGTCCAACGAAAAATGCCTGCGACGAAGCGCGCACTGTTGTGCTTGTAGGACCTGTTCTGACTGCTGTAGTAATTGATACGCCTGGCATGTGACCTCCGTGTCTTAAAGTTCGTCGCTGTTAAGCGTCTTACTGTCGTCTGGCAAGTCTAATTGTACAGAAACTTGCTCTCTAGAATCTGCAACTGTTGTTAAAGTTTCTTCTTTTACTTTTTCAACTTTTGTTTCTTCAATTTTTGTTTTTTTGGGCTTTTCTTTTGCTTCTTCAGTCTTGACAATTTCAAGTTTGTAAGACTTTATGGCAGAAAGGACATCTGGATTGTCGTCGCAAGAAAATGCTTCGTCCTCTGGATACAGCAAAACAGGTGGCAAACCAATGGTTATATTTCTTCCGGAAATGTTCTTGACAACAATGTGTCCAGAGCCGTCATTGTCAAAGTCGGATTGACCTTTGATTTTTTCAACTTTGTGTGAATGTGCCATTTTTGCTCCTGATTGACTTTAATTAGTGTACATCACTATTTACGGCGTTTTATCTAGATTAGTAAATTCAATCTCCACAGAAGACGCTGCAGCGAGTGGCCTTCTGTCAACAACTTCGTCAATAGATAAGTCATAAGATATGTAGGCCCCAGCAAGAACCCTGTCACCTTTTAGGAGGGTTAAATCAGAAAATTGTTCTTGCATTGAACCCTCGTCTATTTGTAAACGAAAGGTCTCTTGTGGGTCTGTTGCTTTTAGACATGGGTAGTCAAGCAAGGCAGACCTAACAACCGTAGTAAATCTGTCTCTCATTAGGGTTGTTTCTGCAGAGCCAACGTCTCTAACCCACACATACGTGCGCATCGTGTAATTGACTCTATACAACGGGTTTGAGCCAGAATATCCAATTCTTTCAATTCTATTCGTGGACATAACGACCGTTATTATCGTTGGCCATTCGTCTAAAGCGATTGGCTCATAGGTTAAAAACTTGACTGGAGTCGGGAGTTGCTCGTCGTCTGCATTCCAACCGTTTCTGTAGTCAATAATTCTTATAGGAATATCATCACTTAGGTAAGAATTAACGTAATCCTTGGCAAATTGGGCACCGTACATCAGTTCCATTAGTTACCCTCGGCAATGTATCGCTCAGCGTCTTTAGCCAGTTTCTTTGCAAACATCGGTGGCTCAAAGATGATTTCACGTTTTGGCATGCTCCATGTTCCATATTGGTGAAATCTTGCAACCGGTGCGTCGGTTCCAAACCTTGCTGATTGACGGTTTATTTCACTAACTGAAAATGTTTCAATACTCTTGAACAGTCCACCAGACCTAACAAGTGTTGGTGCACCCGGAAAACGAACAGACTTCCATGCTCCGTATTCAGCATCCAATGGAGCCCATTTTCCATTTCCGTTAGAAAGAAAATGCTTGGTGTAGATGTCTGATAAGTCTTCTTTTGCTCTTCTAAAAACAGGACGCAAGTCTTCCACTCTGTCCCTTACGTCTTGTAAGAGTTCCTGAGCATCATTTGTGTTTACTTCAACCCGTACGCGCATCTTACGCCACTCTTGAGCGTTTGTATTTCTTTACAGACATTAGTTCTCTGTCGGTAAATCCTGTTTCAAGTGGAGCGACATTTCTTGGCTCCAAATCTTTAATACCAACAACGTCGTCATGCATGTTCTGCATTTCCCTAGTTGCTGCCCTGAGAATCAAAAGTTTGAATACTGGTATTGAATCCCCATCTAAACCAGCCTCGTAAGTAATCGTTACAGTGTCATCAGCAACAATGTTGAAAATGTCTATTCCGTATCTTCTTACCGTGTAGTTGCTACCAATTGCCTCTGCAAAACCTCCAGAAACATAGGCGGATAAAGCGCCAGCCTCAACTACAACAACAAAGGTGTTTGCAGTAACCTCTGTAATTTTTTTATTTAGAACATTGTAACCAATAGGCGTAATTCCTGTAACTGTCACATACTGACCGACTGTAAATTTGTGATTAGCGGCAGTGAAAGTTATTTTTGTTCCAACCTTTGCCGCCGAGGTAACAGTTGCTTCTCTGCTTACCGCTTCACCTAGGTATGTCGGCGTTGTCCACTGGTTCTGTATTTGAACACTCAACACACGAGCAACGGGAGAATTGCGTAGGTATATGGTTTCTGGAGGCATTGCGTAGTTCATTGAAGATTGACTTGCGTTACCGTTAGCGGTGTAAAAAGAAGACTCAAGACTGCTTTGGTAAAAAAATGAAGACATCGGTATGGCGTTGTGGGTCGTAGGGACTTTGTATTCCTCAACAAACTCAACTACCTCAATTGGTCTTCTTAGGTATGACTCCAGTTCACTCTGGAGGCCAGACAGCACAATTTCAGCAGCATCTTGCTGCCTGAGGGACAGGGATATGTCCATGTATGTAACAAGGTCTCGTACTTCAACTAGCATTGTTTCCCCCTCGGGGACTTATTAATTATCTTCCAGGACGACCACGACGGAAAATGGCACGGCCACCTTCTCGTACGATGTCTCCAGGACGCTCGCCACCGACACCGCCTCTGCCGAATCGTCTACGACCAGCCTGGACAAGTGAACGGACAAAGCGGCGACCACGACCGGCGCGTTCTGCTCCGAGAGTTCTTCTTAAAAAACCAGTTTTTGGTACGTCCATTGCTTAACTCCTTGAATTGGGTGCTCGGCAAATTGTACCATTAATCACCTATCAGCGTTTGGTGGGCGCTCAATGGCGACCTGTATTTCTGTCGCTTTAGGGTCCGCTTCAACTGGAACCCAAGCACGGGAATAGTTATGTTCAGAAATTTTACGGTGTTTAAGCAGTGAGCCATCAAGCATTAAATGGAATTCATCATGACGCATTTGCAAAATTTCTTCAAAATCTTCTTTGCAGTACTTTTTTGACTTAACTAAGTTTCTGATAATGCTTGATACTGGTTTAGCCACAAGATTACCCCGAGAACGATTCAACCTAAGGTGCATAAATTGAGCATCAAGACTGTCGCATTCAACATAAAGAACAGGACAGTTGTCCCCAACGGTGCTTTTTACGTGCTTGTTTTTTGTGGCAAGCAAAAGACGTTCGTTCCCGTCAATCACAATATTTGTGTCTTTCTGCACAACTATTGGCAGCATAAAACCCAAATCCATCAAAGACCTAGAGAGAGCAAGAAGGTCGGGCCGCAGTATGTAAGTTGCCTTAAATGGGGCTACTTGTAAGTCCGAAAATGGCACCATCTCAATATTGTTCATTATTTAACTCCTGCTCTGCTGCTTTCGCCCTAAGTGTATGCGCTTTTGTTTTTGGTCCCACTGGTGCTGCTGCAGAAACAGTTATTTCATTGAGAATTAAGTTTCTGATAAGCCAGTTAATCGGGTAGGAGTAAGGGTCCTTGATATGTTTTTTTCTAAAATCTGCCGTGTATGCACGAGCGCGTCGCTTGTCAATCTCATCAAGCATGTTTTCATTGATGCAGCGTTTTGCACCTTCAAAACCGTCAACAGCGTAACTCTGAATAAACTTCTCAATATCAAAATCGGGCCACCAACGCCTCTGTGCGTCAATATTGGGCCATATTTGCCAAAGGGTGTCGTAGAAGCCTGGCTCCGTCATAACGAGGTCACCGATGCGCCTGATAGCCACTGCATGCAAAGGAACGCCAACCCTGGTGTTTGAGCCAGTCATGGCGGCGAGGTCGTAGTACTCACAGTATTCGGCATTATGTTCTTCTGATATGAATTTTAGAACATCATCCATTTGCCAGTCATAAATAACTTTAGCAAACTTTAGTGGTATTGATTTTTTCATTTTGTAGGGAGAAACTATGTAGTTTTCGTGCACCTTCTGGACAAGGGACCTGTATCTAACCATTGATTCGTTTGCTCTCACTCCAGTGATAAAGGCAATACTCCCAGTCTTTCCTTGCATTGTGTAGTAATCAATGCCTTCTGGCATTACTTGGTCGCCAGGGAGGCCAAAATGTCCAGCGTGAATTGCCCATTCAGGCATTTCCCTAACAAGGCGACCTTCTAGTTTTCTAAACGAATCCCACGAAAGAATGTTTTCCCTGACTCCTAGAACCCATACTTCTTGTGGGTAAGGAAGGCAGTACCACTCCATGTCAACCCAGTCGTACTGTCTGACTTTGTTTACATAGTCATGGACAAGGGGGCTGACCATCTCTTGGTCTCTAAAAATTACTTTGACTGGACCCAGTCCTCGTTCTTCATGGATTTCTTTTGCAAGATACAAAACAGCAGTTGAGTCTTTTCCGCCGGAAAACTGTACGCATACGGTGTCAAAATTGTCATAGACGTGACGAATCCGCTGACGAGCGGCGTCAACACATGATATGTCTAGGAACATCCTCTGCTTGGTCATTAGTATTTCGCAATCTGCGACAACCGTGAAACTTCTGCCCGCAATTCTTCTACTTGACGAAGTAGGGAATCTCGTTGTTCTATAACGTCTTGAAGCGTAACGCCAACGACAGTATGTGCTTCATCAATTCTGCTCTTGTATTCATCCGTGCTCACCTCAAACCTCCGTGTGCATGTCAATAAAATCCATTAATTTTTCTGCTGTTGTAGTTCCAGATATTCCTGGGTCATTGCGCAGGTAGCGAACAAAGTCATACCATCTACGCTGTTGGTCTGGGTTGTCAAAAACAATCGTGTACTGAACCACTGCCTGAGGAGAAGAACCAGGAGAAACAAGAGTGCTACCACTGACAGCAACCTTGTTGTGGTCTACATCATTGCCAGCAACAATTCGCCTAACGCCATCTTCGGATTCTTCAATATTTATATTGATTGGCGTACTGGGAGGAGCGATGGTTGCCGGGTTCTGCATTACAGGAGTGAAGTATGCATCAGCAATAGGGGAAATAATTTCTGATGCAATTTGAGTTTCCTCCATCGCCGCCACCTCAAACTCATCCCAACCAAGCCCCTCAAATAGTTCTGGGTATTCTTCGTACAGGTCAATCACAATGTCGTTGAGAAGAGAAGGGTCTGTATGCCCTAATTCCATTGTTCTGTTGTCTGCTAGTGCAAACGCAATTGCTTCGTCATTTTCAACCTCCATCTTAACAACGGCAATTTTGCTCCACCCAAGACGTCTCGCTGCCTCCAACTGATGATTTCCTGCAATCACGGTAAATGTTCCGTTGTCGTTAGGTCGCGCCACTATTGGCTTCATCTGCCCAAACTCTTCGTAGGAAGCCATGATTGCTTCAATGTTTCCTTTACGAGGATTCTTCTCCAAAGGGACAAGTGAATCTATATCAACAGCAAGTGATTTCAAATCTTCAGAAATGTCGTTTTTCATTGTCCTACCTGAACTCTCACGTTAGCGTTTAGTGTTCGCATGGCATCAATGGAAGTGCGAAGAGAAAGAAGTTTCTCACGCTTGGACTTCAGTAGAGCCTCAGCAATTTTGTAATCAAAGTTTTCGTCAGCAAGTTTGTAATCTGCCCATGCTTCGCGTTCTTTGATGGAACCTTTTGCCGAAAGATATTCTTTAGCCCAATTGGCTTTGTAGAGGGATTCCTTTTTTGCAGAATCTTCTGCAAGCGATTCAAATGCTTCTGTTTCTTGTTCCAGCATCTCAAGGAGTCGCATCAACTCGTGTTCAATATCTATCTGACTAATAGGGTTATTTCGCGAAATCATTTTTCTCCATTAAGTTTTGCATCGGTGACCAATCTATCTTTTCAAAAGCGGAAAGTTGTTCTTTAGTCCATTGATATGCGGATAATCCTACTTTAGTCAAAGCCATCTGCTCAAGCACCCATGCATCGCATTCGTCGTTGCCGGAAGCACCACTAAATATAATTCCAGTCTTTGCCGAGATGGCAGAGATGACTTCTCCTTTTGATGCGTTTCCCCGTCCAGTTGCAAACTTTGCACGGCACGTGGGTGGCACTTCAATAATTGGGATATTGCATTCAAACAATGTCATCCGAACACAGCCACCCAATTCTCCGATGCTGAAAGCCTGTCCACTACGAGAGGCGAAAGAGTAGCCCTCAATCACCACGCAGGAAATTTCGTTTTCCAAGCACTGATGCAAAACTTCCTTCGTAACATCAGACAAACGCTCCGCACCTCGTGTCTTGGGGCGAACAACGCTAGTTACGCCATTGATGGATATTCCTGTTGAGGTGAGCGATAGGTCAAGACCCATCAGTCTCATTTCTCCCAACCCCTTTTAGCCAAACCAAGGTCAAAGGCTATTTGTGGATAGTTTCCTATACGGGTGTGGCACGGTCGGCATACAGCCATCAGGTTGTCTTCATCAAGGATTGAGCCACCCTGAGAGCGACGCACTATTTCGTGGATGTCCTGCGAAGAACGGCGTACATATGTTGCGAGTTCGTCATATTCGGCAAATATTGGGCATGCTTCACATAAGGGTTTTTCGTTGAGAAGTTTCTCCACAAGTGGCCTACGGAGCCTGTATTCCGCTTCTTTTTTCTTGGACCTATGACGCACGAACAGAGTCTAGTTTATTTCTGACCACCGTACGAGACGAGGAACTATAAATTTGCCTCATTGACGTCATCAAACTCCCAACTGCCATTTACTGCAGCCCATAAAGCCCTGTCAATTGATGTTTCTTCAAGGTCATATTCACGTAATAGATTTTTATGCTTGATAATTGCGTTCTCAAGAAATGAAGCCCTATCCCAACCGTCGGAAGAAACCGCTTCACCAGTTTCAATCATTGTCATGACTTCATCAAGACGACGGTTGACATAAAACTTAAATCTGTCAATTTTTTTTATTCTGTGTTGATATTCGCGAGCCGCTTCAGTAGCGAGTCGTTCACCACTTCTGCCCATTGATAAATACCTCTCAGCATCAGCATCGGCATCATCTTTAATGCCGTCAATCTGAATGTCAAGGTTTTCAATCAAAAGAAGCAGACCTTCTTTCCATCTTTCCCAGTTTTCAGGCTGGAGAAGTAATTGCTTCTGAACCGAGGAAAGTTTATTTTTAACATCCTCGGATACAAGTCGTGCGAATACGTCGTCGTTAATCATTACCGCCATGCAGGGCATACCTTTTTGAATGAGCACCAATTGCAAAGGATTGACTTGTTCGGTTCAAACTCACCAGTCTCACACTTTACGTCTATTTTCTTTTTTGTTTCAATAACAGTTGATTCAACTTTGTCAAGGTCCTGCTGGGTTACTGCTTGACTAAACTGAACACCATCTTTTAGGTAAAGAAGTTCAACCTTCGTTGCTTTGCCGACACCAGTTGATTCAAGCAGGTGAGAATAAATCAGTAGTTGAAAAAACTTGTCGCTAATCCAGTTTTTCTTTGGAGTTTTTCCAGTTTTGTAATCCGAGATAGTAAATCCTGTCTCGTTTTTATCAAACCTGTCAATGAATCCTTTGATGCGAACTCCGCCGATTTCACCGTTTAGTTCGTGCTCAAGCCCCATTGGGGACAGAAGTGTTGGTTCTTCTATCTTCCATAGATTTTGGATACACCACCATGACTTCCATCTGAACATTCGCAGTGCTTCGTCTCCACGAACCCAAGGCTTGACCCTGTCGCTCCAGCCGTTTTCCCAAAGTTGGGCTGCTAAGAGTTTCGCTTCGTCCTCAGTTCTATAAGTGCTTTCAACATGATAGAGAGCCTCAAGAACATCATGAACAAAGTTACCCATTAGGGTTGCCTCTGTAGGGTCTTCTTGCATCAAGTCAATTTTTGAGTACTTGAATTTGAGTGGGCACTGTTCAAATGTCCCCATGGAAGAAGGAGAAAGATGAGGTGGAGGGTTAAACGTTGTCAATGTCTTCACGCGCCGTTGCGTCAAATGAGAGAACAAGACAATGCTCCAAGAGGGCAGTTAAGTCCTCCTGAGTGGCAGTTGCCTTTGTCGGCTTGGGGCGACCGTTTGAGTACTTTTCCCAAAATGCACCAAGTCGTGTTTTGTGTTCTGGAGACAAGGACTTTGAAAGACTCACAAAATTTATCCACAGTTCTTCAATAACTGGGTCAATAGTGGGCTCGGGAATTGCATCAACTGCCTCCATTGCTTCTTCGGTGCGAGCAAGATAAAGACCCACACCAAGTGCCTGAGCGGCTTTTTTAAGTGCATCAGAAACCGCACCCTTGAATTCGTCACCCAAGTCAACAATGTCGCCGTTTTTTGTGCGCTTAATCTTTTGACCACCAAAACCATCTTTGGTAACGCTGGTGAACCTGTCGGTTCCGTAAACATTCAAACGAACATGAGCAACAATAAATTCTGGGTCAAGAGCATCTCGTTCGCACTTGATGATTTCGTATGACCAACCGTCAAATCCAAGAACCTTATTGAGTCGTGAGATTACTTCGCTCACTGGAATGTAGGTAAGAGAAGTTCCGCCTTTTTTGAGTTGGCGTTCAACTTCTTTCGGGAATGCTTCATTCAGGGATACTTGAATACTGTTTCTCTCAGCAACTGCTTTTAGGCGCATTTCCTCTTGGCGACGTGTCCACATCTCTTCATTGTTCATGTTTTCTACAACCTCAGTCTCTTCTGTTGAGTCAATTTTTTTAGTAGCCATTGTTATTTTTCACCTTTTGTATAGATAGCGATATTTGTTTTTGGTTCACCAACTTCGCAGTACTGGTCTGCGTTGATGCCCAAGTCGTTTAGTGCCCCAACCCGCCAATATGAAGGCTGGACATAATCAAGTATCTTATTGACAATTTCTTCAGTTGACAACGTAACTTCGCCAGTATCCATATCAACGGAAGACTGCTGAAGGCGTTCAAACACTTGCATCATGAGACCCTTACTGTCCCACGACTTACGGGCAGAACCAACCTTGCATTTGATTTCAGCACCGGTGCTGAGGGTCAATTCCGTCTTCTTTTCAGATTGCATTTTTTCAACCATCTTGGCTGCAAACGAATCGTAAATTAAGGCAATGTCTTTCTTTACATGGTTAAGCATTACAAGATGCTCAGACCAAACATCAAGGTCTGCCTCGCTGACGTCTTCGCTATTAAGGAACTTGTCAAGGGTCATAAGCATGATTCGTAAATCTGCTGGAGTTATCATTTTCTCTCCGTCTAGTAGTAAGTACCTGGGGTTAGTAGTAGGTACCTAGACGATGATACTGACGATTTTCCTTTGTGGCAACCCGAGGCCGGTTAAATGTGTGAATGCTCCAACAACGGAGTCAACTTGGTCGTCATGGTCGCAGGCCTCAGGAAATGAGGAAAGTTCATCCATCCAGTCGCTCAACCATGTACCCCTTACAACTCTTACGTTTCCGTTGGCCACAGCCGCCGCAAATGGTCTAGCCCTGGTTAATTTATCCCCAGTTGAGCGTATTCCTGCAAAATCAAAGCCAGGAACAACATATCTGGCATATTGGTCCACCAAGGCCTTGCCTGAAGAGCCAGGCTCCTGCTCCATCCTGATGGCGACCCCCCTGCCGTCCTCGTAGGCGGTCTGAGCGACCAGTTGCTCCACCTTCTCTCCTTTGACGCGGGCTCTCTTGACATCCAAGACATAAGCAACACCACCGTCAAAAAGCATCAATGTTCCGACTGTCCAGTCAGGGTTGGGGGTCACGTGGGACGGTTCAGTTGCTGCAAGGTCCCAGAAACGCACAGCCCTAGCCGCTGATGTGACGGTAGGCACCTCGTTGTTGTCAATTATTATTATATTTTCTCTTTCAAACAGGGTTCCCAGAGTGGTGCTCCACCAGTCACCTTCTTCTAGTCTTCGCCGTTCAACAGGGTCAAGAGCCTGAAGAGCCTGTCGGTAGGAGTCTGCGTCAATTCCAGGGTTGTCTGTCAATTTTGACGGCACAAAAATGCGTCCCTTCTCCATTCCCTCAACGATAAATCGCTGCCTAACCCAGTTGGGGGCGGGGTTTGATGCCGCCCTCATCCGAAGAGGAACCTGAGAAAGTGGTCCAGAGTTCGGACGACGGAGACGGGAGAACATGTACCTGTAGTCGGATTCTCGGATTTCGGTAACTTCATCCATTCCGATGAACTGAAATTCTGAACCCTTATAGCGAAGATAGTCGTTGGTGTTATTTAAGTACCCAAAAGAGACTCTCGCACCAGAAGGGAAGGTGGCAACATAACTGTTTGCGTTCCAGTGAATTTCGTCAGAACCCTCTATCCATGTCTTGAATCTGTCCATGAGAGCACCGGGAAGCGCCAAGTCGGCGTATGTACGTCTGAACAGAATTGCCGAATAGTTAGGCACATCTACATACTGAAGAGCAGACATTAACAATGCAGAACTTTTGCCTCCACCTGCTGCTCCGCCAAATAACGCCTCAATACCGTTAGTTCTTAAAAAAACTTTTTGCGTGATAGATGCTTCCTCTGGACAGAATTCAGGTTTTTTAGGTTCTAAATATTCAAGAACTTTTATCCAGTCGGTAGTCATGGTTTTCTTTCTGTAGGGCAATTGCACATTAGGCATGTTTTATGCGCTACGGTGTGAGCATATGAATAATTTCATCACTAAAACGAAGTCTGTAAGTGTAAAGAGTATTAAGTTTTTATGGGGGGTAGTAAAAGAATTGTTAACACGCTCGTTCTTCGCCAACGTTTTAATGGTAGGATTTATATTATTTACAAGTATAGGGGCGAGCATGGTTTCGCCTGCTTTGGGTTTCATTGCGGCGGGTGTTACATGCGGAATTTTCGGTTTATTGCTAGGTCTTGAGTAAAAATGCCTTGGAACAACTTTAATAATAAATCACTGAATAATCAGTCCGCAAAGAGCGTAGGACCTGGCGCGCCAATTTCGCATAACCCCGGTTACGCAGGGAAGGCCTATTCCGACTCGTGGGATATTGAACGCGTTTATAAAGAAGGAATGCAGAAAGTCACCTGGGTTGCCAGATGTATTGACGCAATCGCCGGAAACCAAGCAAGACTCCCGGTCGTGCTTAGGAAAGACAACTCTCCACAGGGTGAGATTATTACGGGCTCAAAAGCAAAAAATTCAGAGATATTGAAAATTCTGAATACAAAATCCAATATAGGCGAAAATTCATTCATATTTAGATACAGGCTTTCTTCTCAACTTTTAATGAGCACCCGAGGCGTGTTTATAGAAAAAATTTACGGTAGGGACGGCGGCGTTATCGCTCTCAACCTCCTACCACCACAAAGTACTGCTCCGATTCCTGACCCAAGAAACTTTGTTGCTGGGTACGAAGTAAAGATGCCAAACGGCAGCATTATAAACATGAAACCCAAAGATGTTATTTGGATTCGCAAGCCGCACCCATTAGACCCATATCTGTCAATGACCCCATTAGAGGCTGCTGGCATTGCTGTGGAAATAGAAAACTTGGCAAAGGTCTACAACAGAAACTACCTACTCAACGATGGTCGCCCTGGCGGTCTCCTCGTTTTGCGTGGCGAAATTGACGATGATGACAAAGAAGAACTAAAAAGCAGATTTAGAGGAAATATTGCTCGTGCTGGAGCAACGACTGTTATCTCATCCGACGACGGTGCCGACTTTGTTGACACCTCCGCTAGCCCCCGTGATGCTGCATACATTCAAATGCGCCAAATCACCAAAGAAGAGATTCTGGCATCTTTTGGTGTTCCTGAATCAGTTATCGGAAATGCCGCTGGCAGGACGTTTTCTAATGCTGGCGAAGAAATCCGAGTTTTTTGGAACGAAACAATGCTTCCACACTTGGAGCCAATTGCTCGCGCCTTGGACGAACTGGATGACCAGTATTATATTGATTTTGATGTTAGGAACGTCCCTGTACTGATTCTTTACGAACAGGAAAGAAACAGATACCTGAAAGACGAACTGGGTCAAGGTCTAATTAGTACTAACGAATACAGAATCGGTACAGGCAGAAAAGAAGTTGAAAGCGACCTCGCTGATTCTCTTTTGATGAATCCAAACCTGACTCCAATTGCAAACACAAAGAAGAAGATGGAAGAACCCGCACAGGCTGGCGTAATGGGAGCACCAGGAGCACCAGGAGCACCAGGAGCACCAGGAATGCCGCCAGGAATGCCAGGAATGCCAGGAATGCCTCCAGGGGCAGAGGGAATGCCCCCAGACCCGACGACAATGCAAGGTGCCATGGAACTTGCAACACAAGGCGAGCAAATGGCGCAAGGAGCAGGAATGCCTCCAGTTGACGCGGCAATGTCTCCAGAGCAGGGAGCCATACCGACTGCTCCAGCGCAGGCATCTGCAAACTACTCAGCGCTACAAACCAAAACAGAGCAAGAGTGGCAAACAAAAGTTGACACGACATTTAGCAGATGGACCGAGATTCTTGACAGAAGCCTAGAAAGAGTGTTTGAAAGACAGCAGAGAGTTGTTCTTGAAAAAGCATCTGGCATCAAATCTAGAAAACTATTGGCAACAGGGGCGCTTGACGTTGAAAGCATATTTAGCACCGATATATGGGCTAAGCAGATAGACGAAGACATCAGGCCTGTTCTCAATGCAATTATCCAAGACGCACAAACAACGTATTCTGAAAAAAACCTTGTCAAGATGCCGTTAAAAAAAGAAGACATCGTTGCTCATGTCAACTCACAAATTGCCAGAATTAAGTCAGTGAACGAAGAAACAGCACAAGAAATCAACAATGCGGTATATGCAACACTTGGTGTTCTTGGCGAAGAAGACAAGGTGACAACCTTGAGAACCGCCCTTGTTGGAACCTTTACCAATCTTCTTGCTAAAAAGAAATCACAGATTGCCGAAGACGAAACACGTCGTGCGTGGTCAATGGGTTCAAACATCTAATTTCTGTAAATAGCAAAACCTATTTAAAGAAACAGCAATATCTGTATTCAATACTTGCAATCGTTTGAGTTCCTATCATTTATTATCAATTAGGACATTAGGAGCGACATGAGTCAGCAAGACATTCAATTTAAAGCCATTCCTGGCCAGTTCAACATTGACGAGGCTCAGGGCGTAGTTGAGTGTTTCGTCGCAGGTATCGGCAACAAAGATTCGGTTGGCGACGTTTTGATTACTGGGGCATTTACTAAAAGCCTTACCCGCCGCAAGCCCCGTGTTGTTTGGGGTCACAACTGGAACGACCCAATCGGCAAAGTCCTTGAAATATATGAAGTTGCACCTGGGGATAGAAGACTCCCATCCAAGATGTTAAATGCTGGAATTGGCGGCCTTTACGCAAGAGTTCAGTTCAACCTCAACTCAGAAAAGGGTCGTGAGGCATTCGCCAACGTCGCTTTCTTCGGTCAAGAGCAAGAATGGTCAATCGGCTATAAAACGCTTGATTCAATCTTTGACCCGAACATCCAAGCAAACATTCTAAAAGAAGTAGAACTTTACGAAGTATCGCCAGTACTACATGGTGCCAACCAACTAACTGGAACAATTTCTGTAAAGTCTGACGAAACAGCCGAGAAGCACATGCCGGGAATGATGATGCCCCACCACGAAGGGATGGGTGCTGGTCCTAAAATTGTTGTCGTAAGACAAAGCAACGATGACGACGACGATAAGCCGATTTTCTCAGAAGGTCTCGCTCAGGCACTTGGTGACAACGAAAAAGAAAGATTGACACGCGAACTGCAAGCCAGAAGCGGTTCATCAATTCAGTTAGTTTCCGCTACGGAGAGTACGGCAAAGTTTAGAAGAATGACTTCTGATGGTCGTTCCGTAATGTACAGAATTGGATACCACACTCCAGACAATTACGTTACCTTCATGTTTGGAAAGCCGGAACTGGCGGAAAGCCAACAACCGGGCGGTTCACGCACTGTTGTTCCGTCACAGATGCCTTCAATGCCAATGCAGGTTAAGCCACGAGTAACAACTGACTCAACAAACTATGTTGTTAGCCCTGAATACGTAATGCCAAAAGGCGAAGATTACGAAAAGTCAGCCTTTGACGAAGAACTAGAAAATCTTGCTCAAATTCTTGATGAGACATTTGATGTAAAAGTTGGAAGAACTCTTAGTTCTCGCAACATGTCAAAACTAAAAACCGTCCTAGAGACACTTCAGGATATTGTTTCATCAGCAGAAAAAGATGTTGAGTCAAAAAGCGATTACATCATTCCTGTCCAGATAGAAAATGCGTTTGAGACCAAGCAGTTACTTGACCCAATTTTTGATTACCACAGAGTTGAATCTCATGTGACGGAAGACGGAATAGTCATCACAACAGGGGTAACTCAAGAATTTATAGAGGCCATTGGCGTGGCCGAAAAAGCCTTGGGGCGAACGCTAAGCGGTGGCCTGGGAAAATTAGGCCGCGCCGGTAGGGGCGCGGTAAACTTTGACCCAAAAGCGTGGGACGGTGACGGAGACGGAATCGTACAAGAAGGAACACCGTACTCACGTCCGGCAATACCCGGAGTAAACGACCGCGCATCGGGCGGAAGAGTTGACGTGAATGCCGCAACTCGTGCATGGCAAAATCAACGTAGAGCCGGAATGGCATCTCGTACTGGTCGTATGGACGCCGATGACAACTTTGACGAATACGACGAAGCAATGGGTCCACCAATGCGTCGTCCAGGAAGAGGAATGGCCGATGACCCAGTAGGTGACGCCGCTTCAGAAAACCTTGATAGAGACAGAAATGCTGGCGCTGTAAGAAGAGGATTCAGTTCAGAGACTGCAGAAGTTGTATCAAAAGATGATTTGCCAAAAGCAATAGTCACCGACATAGAAAATGCCGCAAGGCGGTCTGTTGATTTTAGAACCGGCAATGAAACACCAATTATTGAAGGTGCTGAAGAAGTATTAAAAAGCCTCACTGATGAAAAACTTCAAGAGAGCGTTGGTAAATCCATATCCAATGCAAGAAGAAAATTAGCAGAAATGCTTTCTGACGAAAAAGTTATTGAAGAATTTAGTTCAAGAAAAGCAATTGACGATTTTATGGACGAACTTGGGTATGCCATTGACAAGATGATTGATTCCCATGTTTCTTCTGTTAAAAAAACTGGGACCTCTCTTGAAAAAGAAGAAATTGAAGAAATTGTAGATAATGCAAAATCTAAATTTGATGATGATTTTCAAAAATTAATTAAAGCGTCTAAAGAATTTTGGAACACGAGACGCAAGCCCGGCAGACTAGACAACACAGTAAAAGAAGCAAAAAAGGAAGCAGCAGCAGACAGAGAGTCGCTGATGAGAATTCTCAAGGATGGTGGAGAACCAGAAGACCTTGAAGAAGCATTGCGCTATATGAGTGGATTTACTATGATTGAAAGTGATTCTAAAAAATTACTTTCTGGAGAAATAAGTCCTGAAGATTTAAATTATTTTTTAGAAGGCGCACTTGACTCAATAATTGATAATGACCCATCAATTGACCCCAAGGAATTAGTAAATGAATTTGCTGATGCTCTCCGCGAAGGAGCGTCAAAAGATAATGCAAACCCACTGATTGTTGCTTTAGCAAAAGAATTTGGCGATGAAAAAATTACTGGTGGAGACCTAATTAACTTCCTAAACGACACTCGTCAAAGTTCCGTGTATAGACCAGACAGAGGCAAGATTGAAAAAGAAAAACTTCGTGGCTTTGCTTCCAGGATTGGCGCAAGTCAAAACCCTGACGAGCCACGTGAATACATGGATTTTGTGGATGCCAGGGATACTTTCAGAAGAGAAATGAGCCTTAGGGATATACAAGATGATTATCCAGAAGAAACATGGGAAGCAATCAATGGCGTTATTGAATCATCTGACAAAAAATTAATAACAGACCATCTAAAAGAATCTATGTCCCCAGCAGATTTTAAAAAATTAGAAGACGCCGAAGACATTGACGATATGGTCATGAAAATTTATGATGATTTCTTCAACGAAGAACTTCCTAAACCGCTTAACGACTTAATCATGGACTCCCTAGAAGGCGCAATTGTTGATGACCTTACTGGGGCTAACGTCAAAAAAAGAGGGTTTAGGTCATCTACTGGCGGAAAAGACGACTCAAGTCGTAAGCGCGAAATGGACATGACGCTTGCTGAATATGCAGAACTAGATACAGTTCTTAAGAAATACATGGATGACAGCCAAGTAGACGGCATCGGTGCTGACGAAGACATGCAAGTAATTCAGGATATTCTTGACAAACTTGATGAGAGTTCAGCCGCAAACGACTCAATTCCTCTTACGGACAAAGAAATTGACGACTACATGGACACTCTCACAAGAATGAGAGACAACGGTCCAGTTGAAGATTCAGCAGATAAAGAATCAATAGACAAACTGATTGACTCCTTAAAGAAAACAAAAGAATCAACAGACGGAACCTACGAATCAGATGCTCTTCAGCAGGCCGGAACAAGGCTCACTCCTCCTTCTGGCGGTCGTGGAAGAACCACAAAAGGCACTCGCCCATTCAAGAGTTCCAACGGAACAATAAATCCACACAAAAAACTTGATTTTGAATTAGAAGATTCTGAAATTGGCGAACTTCGTGATGAACTTGATGGTTTTATGAAGATGACCAACAACCCTGGTCCACTTAGGGCTGTTGCTGAGAAACTAGAAAAAGCCACAAATGGCAAGTTTTCACTTGAAAAAGAAGAATACGAAGAAGTTGTAAAAGAAATAGAAAAACTACGGACAGACAAAAAGATAGTTACATCAGACGTAATCGGACTTCTTGAGCAAGCAGCAGAATCCAAAAAAGGAAAGTACTCAAGCATTGAAGTCAATGGCGGACGAGGTTTCTCATCATCTACTGGTGGTGGCAAGAACAATGGAGCACCATCCGACATTCCCGAGACAATGCAAAAGCAATTACTCATGTGGGCTAGACAGCAAAGAGGTCTCAGGCTCGCTCAAGAATCAGTTGAGAAGTTTGACAGAGACAAAGGAACTCTTCCAGCATCACATTGGAGAAGACTGCGCACCTTGTATGAGAACATGGGACCAGGCTCAGCCAGTGGCGCTGCTCGCAGTGGTGGACGCAGAGGCATCTTTGGCCGTGGAAAAGACACCGACAAACCAGCAAGTGGTCGCAGTGGATTTGTAATTGACGACAAACCAACAACTGGTGACCTTCTTGATAACACGATGTCAAGAAATCCAATTGTTACAGACGGCTTCGTAGATACCAGGTCTGGAAGCATGGGCGGCTCGCAAGGCGGAGGCGTATTCAAAGACCCCAAGACCGGTCAGGAATATTACATCAAGCCACCAAAGACGCAGACTCATGCAGAGAACGAATCACTGATGTCTCGTTTCTACGAAAGATTGGGTATTCCTGCTGGAAAAGTAAAAGTAGGAACCTACAAGGGTCGTCCAAAAATTGTTAGCGAAATGATTCCAGGAGCAAAACAGGTAAATCATGAAACCGAAATGCGAGACCCAGCATGGAAGAAGGCAGTTCAAGACACTTTCGTAGCCAATGCATGGCTTGCAAACTGGGACGCCGTTTCAAACTCTGGAAACACCATTAGGGGTGGAGACGGCAGGGCGTACGTCATTGATGTTGGCGGTGCTGGTTTGTTCCGAGCAAGAGGAGAAAGAAAAGACGCAGCGTTTGGCCCTATCGTCGGGGAAATGGAATCCTTGAGAGACCCCAAACAGAACGGCGCTCAACGCGGTGTTGCATACTGGGGAGATATTCCACCAGCAGAAATTGCTCGTCAGGTAAAAGCAATTGGAGCAATATCCGATTCTGAAATCAAACAAATGGTTGATGCTGTAATTTCCGACAAGGGTGAGGCAAAGAAACTTGCTGACACCCTTATTGCAAGACGCGATTATCTTGTTACAAACTGGAGTACTGGTAAAAACAGCGGAACTGGCAGAAGGGGTCGCGTAGGTTTTTCATCTTCATCCGACGGATACGAAGGAAGAAGCAAGAGACCAGGAATGTCTCCTGGAATGAGACCTGCCGATTTTGAAGTGCGAGCCGATAGCGAAGGCGTCACTGGTGTTGGCAAGGGTGGGGCAATGGGAACAAAGCCTGACAAAAAATTCTCTGGTGACTCTTTTGACCAAGTCAAGCCAGACAAGTGGGATGAACTCACAATTGACGAAAAATGGGAATGGATGCTTGGCGAAGGAAACCCTGAAAAGGGCGGAACCATGTCTCCTGCTGCGTACGAGGGCGCTATGAAGAAACTTGGCGACGAAGAAGCCAGAGAAGAAGCAAAGCGGATGTCTCCAGAAGAACGGAGAAAAGCCCGTACCGAGTCAAGAGAGAGCCAAAGAGCGCAACTTTCCGACAACGAAAAAGAAAGACTCTCTGCTGAAAGAGCAAAGCGTGAAAAAGACGCAGAAAAGCAATCCAAGAGAGTTAAGGAAGAAGCAACTGCAGAAAAGGCAAAAACCAAGAGACAGGCGCTCCTTGATGGTTTCAACGAATGGATTGACGACTCTGTTATTCAACTTTCAGAAATAGAATATGACGAAACCGACTTTAACCCATCAATGACCGAGAATATTTGGGACAGTATTTCTACAATCCTTGGCGTTGATGACATCACGCCAAAGTCACTTAATGAGGCAATTGATGAACTTTCATCATATGTTGACGCCAACTCACCCGGAGAAAATGCTTACGAAAAGAAGAGCATTACTCGCGCTAACGCACTATTGAAGAAACTTTTAAATATGAAATCAGCGTATTCGGAAGATAAGTGGTTTAACGGAAAAGAAGGCGGAAGGTCTGGATTTAATTCCAGAACTGGTGGCAGGCCACGTCCTGGAACCCCAGAAATGCCTCAATCAAACGCTAAGCGTGACGGAGAAGTCAAGAAACTTTCTGAGTTGATTGAGAGAGTTGTTGCAGAACTTGAAGCAAAACGCAATAACCCTTCACCGAAAAAGGGACGCATGGGCTTCTCTTCGTCTACCGGAAAGACCATGATTACCGACGAAGCGACATTCTTTAAGGACATTGAGAATTCTCTTGCAAAAGAAATTAGAGCCGCACAGAAGGCCAAGAACACCAAGGCAATTACAGGGCTAACTAAACTTCAAGAAATAATCAAGAGAAACGAAGCATCCAAGACTGGCGACAGAAGAACAAATGTCGGAAGCATATACATGACGATGGATGAAGTTGACCTAATTCTTGACGGTCTTCAGTTTGCTCTTGACCAACAGATGGACGCCGGTGGAGATAAGAGAATTGGCTGGTACTCAAAGTTGATTGAAAAGATTGCAGCAGCAGCCATGTCTACATTTATTGACAAAAGCACAACCGAGATTGGTTCAACCAGAAGAACGGTCACAAACAAAGACGGCGTAAAGAAAAAAATCAATATTGTCCCAGAAGCATAAATAGTGTGCGTTCTCGCTCAGAGGCGCATGCTAAGTTATACTTTTATAAACTATTCATAATGTGATATTGACACTCGTGTCTTTACTCGCTAAAAAACAGGAGTTACCAATGAGCGAAAAAGTTGAAGTCAGTGTTGATGCGGACGGCAATGTTCTTAAGTGCGCTAAGGGCGCAAATGCTGCCGACTGCGGGTTTACACCAGGGGCAAAAGTTTGTGGCAAGTGCGGAGCAATGCCTATTCAGATGAAGATGGTCCCAGTCACTGATGATGACTATGAAGTCAAGGGTGACGACAACTGGGACGACAGCGCCATGTTTGACGCTATGAAAAAGCGTCAAAAGGGCATGGGTATGGGTATGCCCGGCGAAGACGACGAAGAAGACGAAGAAGAAATGCCAATGAAGGGCATGGGCTACGAAGAAGACGACGAAGAAGACGACTTGGTTCCCATGAAAACTTCAAAGAAGAAGATGTCTCTTGAAATTGAAGAAGACGACGAAGAAGAAGAAGACGACGAAGACGAGTTGTCCATGGACGGAGAAGTTGACCTAGAGGCAGCAAGAAAGAAGCGCCTTGCCAGCATGGGTGAAAAAGTTGCAGAACTCGGCAGAAATGCATACATGTGTGCTGTTGAAAGAAAAGTCTACCCAGGTGGTTCAAGCGTTTGTGACGACTGCCCTGGTGGATGCTTGCCAGAGCGCGGAATGCCAGGTCTCCTTTCTGTTGAAGGAATCGCTGAACAAATGTTTCAGGGCAAGGTTCTTGACTCTGGATACTCTTCAGATGCAGACATGTTCGTAGTTGACATTCAATCAAAGAGCGGCCGTGCCGTTGAAGTATTTATTGACGGTACAACTGCAGAAGTTCTTGGTTTCCACAAACTTGACGACAACGCTTTTGAGCAAAAGTCGGCACTTGATTCAATGATGGTTATTGACTTCCATGAAGCAGCAGAAATTGCTGTTAAGTCTATTCAGGGTGACGTTGTTGCAGTTGAGCCAGACATTTTTGAAGGCTTTGATGCATACGCGGTTGAGATTGAAGGTCTTGACGGAAAGTCATACGATGTGTTCGTCTCTCTTGACGGTGAAGTTCTTGGATACGACAAGTACGAGCCAGAAGAAGCAGAAGCGATTGAAGCAGAAGCAGCAGAAATTGCATTAAAGCGTGCATTCAATGAAGACATGCGTACACAAATGGCGCAAGAAGGAAAAGCACTTCCAGACGGCTCTTTCCCAATCTCCAACGTAGAAGACCTAAAGAACGCAATCAGCGCTTATGGTCGTGCAGGCGATAAAGAAGCAGCAAAAAAGCACATCATGAAGCAAGCAAAGGCTCTCGGTCAGGAAAAACTAATTCCTGCTAACTGGGTAACTGGTGGAGCAAAAGTTGTTGAAGAGAAGTCCGGAGAAGTTGACTCTGACCTTATGGCATCACTCGTTGAGTTTGAACTCCTTGAGGCCGAGGTTAAAGACGCAGACCCAACAATCTAGAGAAAGCGTGGCCCGTATGACGGGGGTGAACATTAATAAAATTCGCCATTACGCGCCTGGATTCAATAATAGAACAACGCGTCTTGATGCGGATATGTCTGCATTGCTTTTCAAGGCGGGAACAAGAGTTATTTCATCATCGGAAAGACTAATCGCTGACGTCTCCATCAAGGCTGCTATGGGAAGTTCTGATTCTGATGGTAAAAAAAGAGGCCTTCAAAGCGCTGGTAAATCTAAGTACGTAAACATTAACGGAATTGTTTATGACCCGGAAGCAAAAAAACAAGAAGGTCAATTCTTTAAGTCGTGGGTTACCGAAAGAGAGCGAATTAATGCCATGCGCTCAAATGACCCAGTTCCCAACTGGGGCTGGGTTGACATGCATCCAGAGAATCAAAATAAACTTGAAGCGCCCAGGAACTCAAAAGGCAAAGTAACAAGGTATCCGGTAAATCCAAGAACTGGTGAGCCTATGAAAAACTTTGGCTTTAATCAAGAGTTTAAATCTCTCGGCCCAACCATCGGAGAAAAAAATCCTGGAGGCAAATTACTTGCACGAACAGCAAGGGCTTTCGGTTTGGTAATTGATTCTCTCGGAAAATTTAGATGCCCTCCTGGCACTCCAGCAGCAAACCGATTTACAAACGAAAGAGGCGAAGGGTGTTTTGACATCTCGCCAAGTCAAGTTCGTAACTTGATTGGTTCCTTAACCAACTCAATGCAGGGGCCGCAAAATAGGTCACAGATAGTTTCTTCCCTTGCGTCGGCTGGATTAAGCATCGCTGAAATCAGAAAGTCCTATAAAGAAAACGGTATTGCCGGACTTGCTAGTCTCGCCAGGCGTGTAGGCATTGATTACGTCGGTGAAAAATGGAACGACATGTCATATGTTTCACAAATACCAGTAAGACTAAGAGAAATTTCTGGCTTGACAATGGGCGCTCAGTCAAGAATGGAAAGAATTGTTCAGGAAAAGGCTGCAACAATTGATTTTCTTGCAGAATATTACGGCATAACAGAAACCGATGAATATAAAAAAATTGGTGAAATAATTAAAGCGATGTCCGCTGACCCAGACTCCCCTTTAGCGCCAAACCAGTTTGAACTCTTGTTTAGAGGTGGTACTCCAGAAAGTCATGAAGACTGGGTAATTGATGCACTGATTGAAACACACATTGGAGCAATTAACCAAAAACTTGGTCTTGGAGGAAGTCCTGACTTAATTAGAAGAGACCCAGCAATGATGGCAAGGGTTGCCGCAGATGCAAAAGAAGAGTATCTGCGAGCAAAGGCTGCTGGCGAAGTAACACCAATCACCCAATTCATTGATGCTGGTATAAGAAGAGAAAAAGATTTTAGACTCGGAGCGTTTGAGGATATGGTAATCGCCGCACATGAGCGACCTCATTCTTTCACCATGCCGGATGGAAGTAAAAGAACATACGTAGCAGATGTTGGTGAAGGGTATCAATACGATAAAAATGGAGAGGCTTGGCCTCACACTATTTTAATCAACTCCGGACCTGCTCTTCTTGGATTCAGGGACACCCCACCTGCTGGATACATGGACCTATACGAAGCAACAGGCGGAGATATTGACGACCAGTGGAGGGCAGTTGCTTCAGCAATGGATGCAGACGAGCGCCTCAGAGCATATGCAACGCTATGGGGTACCGACTTGGCGGCAACTGAAGGTCGTGGATGGAGAGATTTTGGAGCACAAACCTCTGCTCATGAAAGAGCCCACTGGGGTCAAATGGATGCAATTTTCCAGTATCACGCAGATAACGGAACCGGAAGAAATATAGAAGACTTAAACAACGATGAACTGATGAATTTGACTAAAGAATTCATGACAAAAGCATCACCAGAAATATTGAGTGACGTTTTTGGTATTGATATTGATGATTTAATTGATAAGCGTTTTGACGCTCTTGCTGGTGCTTATAGCCAAGCGAAGCAACAAGAGGCGCTTGGTGAATTGACGGGAGGAGGAACTTCTGAAGAATTTAACTATGCCAGAACTCTTGCGTTAATGGAGACGCTTGCGGAATTGAAGGCAAATAAAACAGTCGGACTAATAGGCGACGACCCAGAGTTGGATGCAATTCTTGAAAAAATGGACCCACTACCACCTTTGACTGGTGGCTCAATATCCCCATCGGGTGGAATTGTTCCATCAAGACCTGATGGTTCTCCTGCTCCTAGGTTCGTTCCGTCTGGCCGCGTTAGACCAACACTCCCTGGTTCGGCACCATCGCTGCCAACCAATGCTGGAAGGGTGGTTACAACAACTCCAGGAAGAAGTGGCGGAAGAGGCCGACGAGGACCGGTTGACCCGTTTGAAAAGGAAAGATACGGAAAAGTTCCAACAATGATTAAAGAGGGGCGCTTTACCCTTGAAGACATTGATGAGTTTCTGTATGGAGAAGACGGCAAAGGTGGACTCAAGCGAACGCTTGAAAGTGTTGCGAATATGAAAACTAAAAAGAATGGCTACACAGACCCAACATTGGTTAAAAGAAAACGTCTACTTAATGAACTCGTAAACACAATGGGTATTTCTTTTTCTGAACTTGAAGATATAGCGCTTAAAGCAAAAAGAGGAGAACCTTTAACTCCTGAAGAAAAATCAAAACTTGTTAACGCTATTTCACATTTAAGAAATGGTGCAAATGAGTTTAAGGCAAAATCTATTGAAGCAAGAAATAAGTTTCAAGACTATAGGCGTGTTGATGTATCCAGGGCAACTGGTGACGGTTCCGAATACGACGATAAAGATACGAACGAATTAAATCTTGAACAAATACAAGACGAAATTGAAATGTATGAATCACTGTTTATGAGGGTTGGACGAACCATAGCGCCAGCAGTGCATGACATTCTCACAATTAGTGAAAACGGACCATACCCTCCACGCCTGATGGTAAGAAGACCGGGTCCAGTGCAACCACTTTTAGGAATTGATGTTGATGGTGCTGACGGCATTGCCTCAAGACAGGCTTCAAGACTCAGTCCGCAGGAACTTTCCGCCCTTTCTTCTGCTGTAACGAATCCACCTAGAATTCTTTCATATCCAAACCCGCAAAACGTTCCTGAACTTACTTTACTTTTGGAAGATATTGAAGAGGTTAGACAGGTTTTTGAACGCAATAATTTAACACCACCAATTGCCGTTGCGGATAATGAACTTCAAAATGCAGCCCCAGTTATGTCTGGATTGGATAAATCGGTGCTTCCAAGCGACATGGTCGTTGAACTTGAAATTGATACGCCAGAAGACACTTCGCCAGGTTCAATCTATGAAATGTCTCAAATATCTTCGGCTCAACTCATAACGGATTCAAACACAGAAGAAGTTGATGTTCCACGGTCTGGTTTCTCTTCCACTACCGGAATGAGAACAAAGGCTGGAATTGCTGGAAGACTAATTGCCAGTAAAAAAACAAGAAAACTTCTTGAAAAAGCAGGAATTGACGCAGAAAGAACAGACGTTGTTCAGTTGATGAGTGAAGTTGCTATTGGTTTTTCGGTTGGAGGACCGTACGGCGCACTTATTCCTATAGCGCGACGCGGAAGCAGAGACGCTGCCGAGCAAGCGCTAAAAATGATGGTTGAACGCGGATGGATTGAGCAAGACCTTGCTAACAAAATTGAAAAATATGGTCTTGACAGAATTGCCGCAGAAGGACTTCCTGACGAAATACTTAATTTAGCAGAATCGGCCAAAGACAGACTCTTAACGGAAGAATCAAAACGTAGGGCTCTTGACTTTGGTTCAGTTCTTCAAGAAAGAAGCATTGAATTATCTGAAGCAACTCGTGAAAAAGTATCAGAATTAGCCGACACAGGAAAAGAAAAGGCTCGCGAATTAGCAGCCTCGGGGATGGATAGAGCAAGAAGATTAAGAAGTCGCTTTGACAGAGACTCCGAAGAATTGGATGCAGGTGACCCGTTTTCCCTTCCTCCATCAGGTGGCGCTGTTGATATGCCTTCCCCATACGACGACCCATTCAAGTCCGCGTTTGTTGACATTGAGTTCAAGCAACTCGGCGCTTCGCTCGGGGAGCAAAAGCAAGTTAAGAAAACCAAAGTAAGAGTTGCTGTTCCCGCTGGCTCAAAAGGCAAGATTGAATCAGGTAAAAGCAAGGCAAGCAACATGATTCTCCCTCCAGGAAAAGTAAAATTTACTGGAGTTGGCGAAGATGGGGTTCCTGAAGCAGAAATTACTGAACAGATGTCCGCTGAGGAATACATGAAGAATGTTGAAAAGATGTCTTCAGAAATTGCCTCATCTTCCAACAAACCAAGTCTGAAAAAGGCTGCAAAATTAAGAGCAGATACTGCTAAAAAAATGCGTCAAGAAATGACTGCCAAGTCAGGAACACCTCAGTCAATGTCCGGAATATCAAAAGTTGTATTTGATAAATCAAACTCAATAATGGAAAGAGGAAAAGCGGCTGGTATTAATTTCTTCACTCTTGAAAAAGTAAAAAATGACGATACGGATATTGAGACATCCGAGTACGTGCGTATGTATCAAGAAAAACTTGTATCAACTATTAATAATTACAGCAAATCTTTACCATCTCGTCTTTTTGATGAAGAAATAAGCGCAGATACTAAAAAGTTTATTTACAGCAATTCAGTAAAAGAGATAGTTAAAGAGGTTAACAAAGTAGCAATGTTAATACACGAAGACATAGATAGAAGAGTACGTGTATCAATGTCTAAATCTTCGTTAGAACAATTTGTTGGTTCTGGAAAAATTGCAAATATTGACGTTGATAGTGAATCTTTAAAGATTTTAAAAAACAAAAGAAATTCAATGTTGGGTAATTCTCCTGGAATTAAAGAGTTTTCTTTTACTCCTGTTGAGTTTATGCACGGAGTAATGATTGAAAAAATTGAAAAACAACTTTACGAAAATGGCACCCATGTTGGCTCCGAAGAATTTACAGATTACGGAAGAGGAATAGAACTTGTACTTCGCGCAGAAAATTCCCCAAGAATTGGATACGGAAGAAAAGAATCTTACAAAAACGGCGGAATTTTTGTACAAATAAACGAAGAAGACGAAAACCTTATTCAGGCTTCAATTTTTGGACAAATGTTTATGTCAAAAAACGGTGCAGAAGAATACTTGGCGGAGATTATTGAAGCAAGTCTTTCTGGTGACTATTCAAAACTAATAAAGAAAAATGACGAAGATGTATTTGAAGCGTTTATAGTTGGAGAAATATCACTTAACGATGTTGAGCACATCAAAATACCTTTGTCAATATTCAACATCAGAAAGAAAAGGGTCCCCAAGAGCAGCATGATTGGTGGGGCAGACTCAATCAATATGATATTTATGAACAGAGGAGTTCCAAAAGAAAAAATTAAAGACTTCTTTGATAAAGACGGAACAATAGGTGGCGGATACACGCCAAAGCATTTGTCTTACCTGAACGAGTTAGAGGCTGCAGAAGAATTTAAAGAAAACCTAATATCTCTAGGCATATCTGAAGTCATATTTACGAACAAAGACGGAATTGACATCATGAGTGAGGACACTTGGGTGACCCCACCTCCGACGAAGAAAAAGGGCAAAGACGCATTAAAGGAGATAGCAAGAAAAGAAGTTATGTCAATTATTGACAAAATTGCCCCACCACCCAAAAAGCCAATTCCTAAAAAGGAGACTGCAAAGAAATGAAAGCAGTATTAGTGGCAACTGTCCATGGCGACAAAAAACTATTCTATGTGGTTGACGCAAAAGACGAAAAAACCGACGGCGTACTTGATGATGGCGTTAAACCAAAAGTTGTAAATTTCTGGGCAACCGCTATGAATGCAATAAATCTAGTACCATTACGTTCAACGAAGTTTCATGATTTTTTATGGGATGGAGCATCTTGGGACAACAGCGACGAATGGGAAAGGGTTTTTATAAAAAAAACTCAAGTGGTTTCCCCAAGAATGTCGTCTGGTGTTGTTTTTTCAACAGATGCAATGAAATCAAAATTAAAAGAAAAATCAATCAATTCTCGCGCTACAGAGTTCAAGACATTGATGCAGACGCAAAATATAAATATAGTACGTTCCAGAACGGGTAACCAATGAACAATAGAGACATTAAGGCAGACCCGCTAGGTGGGATAATCCCCCAAGAAATCGTCACGGGAGACATCCTCAAAGGCCGTGGACCAAGAAGAGGAAACCTTGAAAGACTGCTTCGCTACTGGCGACCAATCATGAAAAAGCCAGGTGGCTTTAGGCGTTGCAAGGTCATTCTTGCTGACCATCCAGAGTTGTACCCACTGAACAATATCTGTGCTTGGTTGCATCATGAAACTACCGGTCTTTGGCCAAACGAAGGTTGTCACCATCCCGGCATGAAAAACTGCCGTAAAAAAATTAAAAAAGGAACGAATGGTTCTCTTTTCTCTGACTCAGATTTTGATAAAAGGGTAAGAAAACTTGCTGGAAATAGTAAGAAGTCTTTACAGCCGGAAACCGAGCAATACGAAGACTCGGTAGTGACGAATGCCGACGAAAAACATTCAGTTCTAGTGATGCGTGACTTTTCTGAGATGGAACCAGATTTTTGCAAAACCATGTCTGACGATTCAAATTGGGAAATAGAGGGCGAAGACGAAATGGGAAACACCAAGTCAGTCCCTTATGATTCTGAACAGGACAACGACGTTGAGTAATACAGAAATAAATTTCGTTAAAAGAAGAGTTGCCCTACTTTCCGTAAAGACGGTACGTAAGGTAAACCCCGTAATTACCATGCGCCTAAACGGCCAGCAAAACATAATAGATTACAAGGCTTTGGCAAAACGTTCTGGACTAACACGGAAGTACAGCGTAAAAGTCGGAATACTTGGCACGCACTCAACAATCGGCCAGGCTGCTCAATCTGCAATTTCTGCTGCAACTCCAGGAAACCTGAGCCCAATAAGAAGCCCGATTCGTTCTGGCTTATGGGGTGCCTTAACTCCTGGAAAGCCAAGAATTCCAGGTGGAACTGGTGGGGCAAATCGTGCCAGTCGTTGTCCAGAGGGATATCAGTATGGCGGTCGCTTTACTGACTCTCGTTTTTCTACATGTGGGGCAAAACTCTTTGACATACCTTCCGCTATTGGTTTAGCAATTGGCGCACTGAGAAGGATAGCCCGTGGCGCTAGAGCGGTTTCTGGAGACTCAACTCCAATCACTGGCGAAACTCCACCAGAGTCAATAGTTCAATCAAGACGTCCACAGATTCCAAGAGTCGGAAATCCCAACCCTGCAGCACGCGCGGCTGCGGCAAAAAACATTGTTTCTCAAATTGGGCAGGCAGATGCGCCGGTCGTAAGAATGGTTAGAAAAGATGGTTTCGCTCTTGAACCAGTGGTCTCAGCGCAAGTACTCAGAGCAATCCCCGACAACAGGGACATGGAAGGCGCTGACTACATATTGTCAGTTCAGGAACTTCCACAACTCGGTGGTCAGGAACTCGGACTTTTGTCAAATACTGGCGTTACTAAACTTACTTATGTTTTACCAGGTGGCTCAACCCTCTCGCTTGAAAAGAAAAGGCAACTCACTGTTGGTGAAAGAAGAAAACTTGGGCGCACCGTTAATGCTGCATCAAAAATTGACATATCAAACGACCCCACTGCTCGCCTAAAAGAAGTCGTTGCTCAAACTGGGGATGGAATAGGTTATTCAGAAAACTTTTTAAACATCAAGAACCCAAATGAGGTGGTTTCTAAAGGTGGAAAGTCGGTTCCGAGATGGGCTGACGAATTGTTCGGCAAGGGAAGAAAAGCAAAGCCTGCAGCCAATGCAGAAAGAGCAACAGATTCAAGCAGTGCTGTGGGTAAAAACATCACAAGTGTTGACGCTGCAGTTGACCAGATAATGTCAGGAAGACCACTTTCGGAAATTGACCCAATGATTTTGCAACAGGCACTTACAAAGGCGAACGTATTCAAGAGACAGAAATTGGACCAAAGAAGAGAAATGCTTGAAACGCCAAATGGCAACAAGTACATGCTCTATTCCTCGTCTGGCAAATATGAGCACCTTGGTCAAAAACTTGCAAGCGATATCCAGCAACACCTTGGTCTTGAGTCACCTGACGTTTTCTTTGTTGGCGAGGGAGATAAGAGAAAGTACATAGTGGAGGACCCTTCTTCCCTAATTAGGGGATTCCAGGTTGACCGTAGGCGTAAATTCTCCGACTACAAACCGGAAGATGTAGCAAAAATGCTTGTTTCCGACTGGCTTACTGACCAGAGAGAAAGAGACCCCGGCTCCATAGTTCCCGTTTCAAATGGAACAGACACAAAGCCAGTTGTTACCAATAACTTCACTTCTGGACTTACAGACCTTGACCAAGTGTCAATCGTTGAGCGTCAAAAACTTACTTTGTCTCAATTCATGGACACAAATAGGGCTGAGACTTACTCGCAATATTTCCAAAATTTACAGCAACAACAGAGATTTGCCTTCAGAAGAGAGATTGACGCTCTACTATTAAGAGCAAGACAATTTAACTTTACACAATTTAAAAATCGCCTTTACAACGATGGTCGCTTAACCGACGCAGAAAAAGCACACCTGAACATCATTGGGCGCATTTTGGAAATAAGAATTCAAAACTATGCAGGTAGTAGGGAAATTTTAATGGAAATCCTCGGAGTCAAAAAATGAAAAAAGTATCTACCCTATTTGATGCACTGCGTAATGAAAAATTTGCTATTGCTATTCAAGATGATTATGGAGTCAAATACTATGGCTCCGAAGGCCAGGGAAAAGAATGGTCTGACTGGGCCAACTCTCTTAGCACCAAAACTATTGACGCAAACAATATTCCAGCAGGAATCATTCAGGGGCCCTACAAAAACATTAGCGAGCATTCCTTAAAGTCATTGCTGACTGCTTTTGGAAACAACATTAGCGAAATTGGCAACTCCTATACAGACTCCAAGTCATACTCTTACAAAAGTTCTGTAAAGATGGACAACGGTGCCCGTGTTCCAGCAGTAATGGATACACCAATTGGTCACTTTACCAAGTCCCAGTATTCAAGCGCTGTGAATTACAAGGGTCTTGCTATTCGCACCCAAATCAAAGAGGGAAGTTTTCTTTTTGAAGCAAGAGTAAACAATTACGCATTCAACTTTGACAACTGGATGTACAACTCAACCCCGTCAAAAGCCGAAATAAAGTCACTTCGTCACAGAATTGACACAAACGTAGGTCGTTCTTCCGAAAGACGTCTGGGCATGAAATTTAAAGCCGCTCTTGTTGAAAGAGATGGACGCCACAGAGTTGGTTACGCGCAAACACTGGAAACCAAATCACTTGAAGACTCTCTTGAGTTGAAAGGAATTGGTCAAAGAATAGGTGGAGGAGCACGCATCGGCAGAAGAGCGGCTCGCAGTATGGCCATGTTTGACCCTAAAGCATGGGACGGCGATGGCGATGGCGTAGTGCAGGAAGGTACACCCTTTGAAAGACCTGCAATTCCCGGCATCAACGACAGGGCAACTGGCGGTGCTGTTGACGCAGATGCTGCGAAGAAGGCATGGAAAGACTTTCAAAAGAATCCAAGCAGTTCAACTACGCCAAAAGACTCAAGTCCTAGACGCAGGGCTACAAGCGAAGGAGCCCGCTCAGTAGGAAGACAAGTTCTGACTACCCGTAAGCCAGCGGCAGCGGGTCGTAAATTACCTGACTCAAAACCAATCAAGAGAAGCGGTCTTGCATCAAGATTGCCTGGCGACAAAAACGAAGCAGGAGTCAACCCACTAGTAGCAAAAGAAGTAGTTCGCAAAATAGAAGATGTTCTCTATAAACGAGACACATTAGATTCATTCAGTGCTTTCATTGATGGACTTGGTCCAGACGGTGGTCAGGAATTAAGTGCTGAACAAGTTTTTGACATAAAAGAAGCAATCCAGTTGTACGACAATGAAGAATACGACATGGACGACCTTTACAGCAGTGTTTCAGCAGCCGTCACCAGAAAGAAGCCCGACGCTAAACCAAGTCAATCCGGAATGCGTTCACGTGTTGGTAAAGCACAAATGGACAGACAAGTTAATGGTCTCGCATCACGAAGTGGTCGTTCTAAGGCTAAGTCAAAACTGAAAGCAGTACCAGGACGAGACAAGGTTGACGAAAAAGACGGCTCTCTCTGGGCATCTCTTACTCCAGAACAGCAAGATGTTGTGAAGAGCAATACTCAAACAGCATATGAAAGACTTCAGACAGACATCAAAAAAGACGAATACCTCGGCACGTGGTGGGATGAATTTTTACGTCTTCCTCGCAAAAAGGGAGCCACAGACGCTGACAATAATGAGTGGTCTGAGCAATCAAGAATTGCTGGAGAGGCATTCACTTCTTTTGAAGTTGCTTTGAACGGTTCCCTATCTGTTGAAAATGCAGACATAGCGTCCGCAGAGGCAGCGCTTGCAGCAATCAGGTCCACTTTGTCCGATGTTGAAATCAAAAAAGCAGAAGCAAAGATTGCAAAACGGAAAAAAAAGGTTGAAAGACTTCAAAAGATTCTAGACGACCTTAAAACGTACGACCAAATGGACAGAGCAGATGACTGGTCACTTCTTGAACACCTTCACCCAGAGCAAAGAAAAAAATCTTTTGGTCTTGGTCTTAGCAAAAGTGAAGCCGATTTAACGGTCAGTCCTTTTGCCGATGGAAAACTTCCAAAAGGAATGAAAGTTGGGGAACCATCAACCATATTTGAAGAAATTGGTGGTCTCAAGAGAGCAAAGCCTCGTATTATCGGAGAAAAGGGTGACGCAAAACTTGAAGACCTTGCAAATAGAATTCTTCGCCCCAACCCGGAGAGAGCAAGACGCCGTGCTGTTAGAAAACAGAAAAAGGCTGGTCGTTCAGGATTTAACATTGAAGAAGAGAACAGACGTAAGGGTCCTGGCAAGATTAAGAAAAGAATCAATAAAGCCAAGAGAGCAGTCAAGAGAACTTTTGGAAAAGAAAGAAACGAATCCAAAATCAATGATGCAATCAGGAAGGGGCAGACTGTCAGAATCTTTGAAAGAAGCGCTGACGGAAAAGTTTCTCTTGGAAAAGAAACGATTGGTTTATTTGACCAAGTTATCAACGAAGCAATCAAGGCTAACGGTCGCGGCGAATTCAAGGGTCAGCCAAACGCAAACATGCTTCTTGGTTTCTTGTGGGAAAATAACGGTTTCAACAGAGAAGCAACTCTCATATCGGAAGATGAAGCACTTGCTCTTCTTGATGCCGGATGGCACCCAATCAAGAGAGGTGTTGAACGAGAAGATTATGCAGATGAATACTTAACAAGTCCGATTAGAAGAATATCTGGTCAGGGTGGTCAGGCAGAAGGGCCCGGAGAGTACTGGGCAAACGCTGTTTCGTCAAACTGGGATAGTTCTGCATACTGGGGTGACCCAACCAAGAACAATGGAATGTTTGCATTCCTGAGTCCTGATTATAGGGTTGCATCAAGAGAAGACAGAGATAAAATGTCTACACAGCATTCAAAAATCTCTAGCGTTGTAAAAAATCTAATTTCAACAATGCCTAAGGGTGAAGCAGAAAAGATGGACCCTGCTGACTGGATGAGGGAACTGCGTTCCGCTTTTTCTAAGAGCCTTGCAGACGGAGACCCAGTATGGGATACCGAAGTAGGACAGATGTGGTCTTCACTAATGAGCGCCTACGAATCATCAAGTGGGCCAGAAAAAGCAAAACTGTGGAATATTATAAACTTCATGTCCAATCAACTTGAAAGACAGGACGGTTGGTCAAACTACTTGCCGTTAATTTTGGGATACGATGCTCTTGACACAGGAGACAATACGGTGAGAACTGGCGGAACGGCCGCTGGAAAACAATTCCTCGTTTTCAACAGACAGGGTCTTGCTATTCTTAGTGCTCCAATCAACGTTAAGGGAATTAACGACATTCTTGGGAAAGCAGACAAAAAATGAGTGATAAAGATACGTTCCACCAAAAACACGTAGAGTATTCAAAATTACTAAAATACCCACCATTCACAATAAGCCTGAAAAAATCTGGTGAATTTCGTAGTGACCTGATGAAAGAACAAGACAGAGTTTTTGGTGAAGTTGATTCTGGCAACGAAGACGGATGGGCTCGTGCGTTCTCAACGATGGAAGTTAAATGGGATGACGATATTGAGGAAGCGCGCCTTTATCAAAAGCGATACGGTGAAGATATTTCCGAAGCAAGAAAAGCGGCTATGAAATTAAATAATCTAACTGAAGACGACCAAGACGTTCCTCTGTTTATCTAGTCATGGAAGATTCGCTTGTTAGTAAAATTGCTGCCGTAAGGCGAGCAGCGGATATTGGCTGTTTTGGCGCGCACCAAATTTCAAACGGCGAATGGATGCCATGCTCTTCAACTAAGCAGTTTCTAACAATTACTAACGGTTTTGATGTTAAGTCAAGAATTTCACTTGACGACATGGAGAACTGGTCCTCAATCAGGAAATCAAAAGGAAAAAAACGTAAGAAGCGTTGGGAAAAACTTCGTGAACGCAGAGTACTTGGAATTGAATCATTGGAAGGCGGAGGTCTTGTTTCTCCAAGAAACTCAACAAACATGATTAATGGTGGCACAAATCCACCAATCACGCATGGTGCTTCAAGTCCTTCAGGCATGTCTACTAAGAGCATTCAGCCTGCATTCATGCCTAGAGATAACGACCCTGACGTGTTTGTTGATATTGAATCAGCAAGAAAAAGAGCGCAGCAACTTGGCTGTATCGGTGTAAGCAGAAGAATGTCAAAAGGTGGAAAGGTTATATGGATGCCATGTACAAATATCACCGACTACAACAATCTGACCGGAATGACTTCTCTTGGAAGAACAAATCTTCAAAAAAGAAATGAAAAGATAGTTAGAACCGTAATAAAAGAAAATCTTAAGAAGAAAAAAACAACGATTCAAGAAGATATCTACGGCAAGGCTCTCGGTCCAAGAATCAGAGGAATAGCCCGTGCGGCAATGTCTAGATTTGACCCTAACGCTTTTGACGGAGACGAGGACGGATTAATTCAAGACGGAACTACGTTTGAGAGACCAAGCATTCCAACTCCATCCATACCAAAACCTACAGACAGAGAAGCGGCACCGGAACCAGTAGACAGAGAAGTTTTAGCATCCGAAGTTTCTGCAGTACGTAAATTCATTAGCGCTATGACCTCTTCGCAAATGGATTCCTTCAGAGGCGAACCGATTGAGGCGTACGACGGAGTTCCTGGCTCAAGGCGTGGAATGGCATCTAGTGGTCCTGGGTTCGTTATTGACCCAAGAGGCCCAAAACAAATGGGTGGCAAAAGAACTGCCAAGCCTTTGTCTATAGCGGAACTAAGAAACCCAGAAGCAAGTCCAACCAACCCATTTAGAAATCTCGGTGGAAGACTGATGGGCAAATTGATTAGGGGAATGGTCAAGCCTGAACACAGACGCAAGCAAGACAGAACGACTTTCCTCATTGGTGGAAATACTGGTTCGGGTAAAACAACCGTACTTGACGGACATTTAATACCAAAAGGCCTAGTCCCCTCACACGAGGAAGCCGCGCTCATTGACCCTGACTTCATCAAGAAAGGTCTTGTTGGATACAACGACGGGGATGGTGCTGGTCGTGTTCATAGAGAGTCTCAAGCAGCAACTGACAAGACAATTAGGGATGCCGCTTCTGACCAAATGGACATGGTAATCACAGGTTCTGGTGCGTCAAGACAAATTCAACACATGCGTGAAGCGTCTGAGCGTGGAGAAAAGGTAGTCGGACACTGGGTGCACGTTCCACAACAGGAAGCATCTAGGAGAATTAAAAAAAGAATGGATGAAACCAATAGGTACATCCCAGACAACACAGCCCATATGGCTCAGAGTATTCCTAAAGTTATTTCAACAGGATTTGAAGAAGACTTACTGGATGAGTTCTACCTATGGGACAACGACGTACCCGAAGGTAAAGAGCCAAAACTTATTGCAAAAAAAGTTCGTGGCAAAAAGTTTGAAATATACGACGCTAAAAAATTTGAAGAATTTGCCGGAAGTAAAAAGTGGGCAGACACCTGGGTTGCAACATCTGAAGGAAAAGATTCAGACAATGACAGCGCATCTGTACAGATGAGTAAAAACAGAAGTGGAAATCCTGCGAAAAGGGGTGGAAGCGGACGCGTCACCCCCCCCAAAAACCCATCACCTGCCCCTAGGAACACATCATCTAATTTGTTCCCATCGCCATACTTGCCTCCAGTGTCAAAAGAAGAGTCTGCAAAAAATCAACTACAACAAAAACTGAAACTCG